TCACTTTTTGCCAAACTTACATTGGATACAAGCGAGTTTGACAAGAATACGGACGGGGCAAAGGAGCGGGCAAGCACTTTCGGGGATGTCCTCAAGGCTGACCTTGTTGGCAGAGGGATAGCGGCGGCGGTCAACGGGCTGAAGGAACTGGGAAAAATCACAGTTGATTTTGCCAAGAACGCCGTCTCCTCATACGGTGAGGTAGAGCAGTTAAGGGGCGGCATTGAGACACTTTTTGGCGATTCCGCTCAGAAGGTACTGGCGGATGCAGACCAGGCCTTCAGAACGGCGGGAATGAGCGCGGCTGACTATATGGACACTTCTATTCAGTCGGCGGCATCCCTTATCAACGCTTTGGGCGGAGACCAAGCCAAAGCGGCTGAATACATGAATATGTCCATCACGGACATGGCGGATAACGTCAACAAAATGGGCACATCTATGGAAGCCGTGCAAAATGCTTATCGTGGATTCTCCCGTGGCAACTTCACCATGCTTGATAACCTCGCACTCGGATATTCGGGCACGAAGGAAGGCATGGAAGAGTTGCTTGCCGAAGCCGAAAGGGTGCAGGCGGCGAACGGCAACATGGTGGACTACTCCATCGACAGTTACGCCGATATGGTTGAGGCAATCCATGTTGTGCAGGAAGAGATGGGCATAACGGGAACGACATCCCGTGAGGCATCGGAGACTATACAGGGGTCGTTGAGTGCTACAAAGTCTGCATGGGAGAATCTCATCGCAGGGATTGCAGACCCAGAGGCAGACCTCGGCTCACTGGTAGGGAATCTTGTAGACACTGCGGAAACGGCACTTGACAACATCATCCCCGCCGCTGAGAGGGCTTTCGGCGGAATCGGTGAAGTGGCGGGAGCAATGATCCCCGCCATAGCGGAAAGAGTACCCGAGTTAATCGAAGCGGGCGGCACACTTGTAAAAGGGCTTGGAGACGGCATTGCAACGGCAGTGTCTAATTTCAGTTTCAAGGATGACGTTGTACCGCTGATTGTCAAATTTGCGGCAGGAATACGGCAAAATGCCAAAGGTCTTGTATCGGCGGGCGCAGACCTCATAAAAGGTCTTGCCGATGGTATAGGCAACAATTCCTCATACATCCTCATCACGGCTCACCAAATCTTTGAAAGCCTGTTTGGGGTGTTTACGGATAACGCCCCCGTGATACTTGAGTTGGGCGTGCAGTTGATTGAAAACCTCGGACAAGGAATTGCCGAAAACCTTCCAACGTTGCTCGAAAACGTGTTGCCCATGATTGAGCAGTTTTCGGAGACATTCAGAGAGGGAGCAGGTCAGCTTGTTGATGTAGGAATTGAGTTTATTCTCAATCTTGTACAGGGAATCATGGATTCACTTCCTACGTTGATTGAACAGGTGCCGCAAATCATCATAAATTTTGCGGGGGCGATCAACGACAATGCACCGAAACTGCTTGAAGGCGGCGTGAAGATGCTCGGAATGATTCTCATGGGAATCATCAACAGTATCCCGACGCTGATTGCCAACATCCCGAAGATTTTTGAAGCGGTTTTTGCAGTATGGCAGGCTCTTAACTGGATCAACCTCGGCAAGAATGTCATTGAGTTTATCAAGAACGGAATCGAGCAGTTAATGACCAACATTCCGCAAGCATTGAAGGACATCGGAAACAAGGGTATTGAGTGGTTCAAAGGCATTGACTGGGCGGGAGTCGGTAAGCAAGCTATTCAGTTTATCGAAACCGCCATCCGTGGAGTTGCATCACTTGTCCCGCAGGCACTGCTAAAGATTGGTCAAGATGCTTGGCACGCATTCGGTGAGATTGACTGGTATGACCTCGGATCAAATATTATCCAAGGCATTGTGAATGGCTTGAGAGCGGGCGTTGACTGGATCACAAGTGCCGCAAGGGATGTCGCACAAAGGGCAAAGGATGCGGCGAAGAATCTTCTCGGCATCGAGTCGCCGTCCAAGGTCTTCCGTGATGAAGTCGGTAAGATGATCGACAAGGGACTTGCTATCGGTATCGACCGCAACGCAGTGGACGTCATTGAATCCGCCGAAAACCTGTCCAAGAGCCTCATAAAGCCGTTCGAAGGTCTTGAAGCACCAACTCTAAGAGTTGATACAGAAAACGTCTCTGCGGGAGCATATCAAGCTGATATGACCGCTTTAATCGCACAGGCGATAGCGGCTAACAACGAAGCGTTAATTGACAGGATGTATGAGGCGATGTTTGCGGCTATGCAGGACGGCGGCTTCGGAATCCAGTTAGACGGCAGAGAAGTCGGCAGAATGATGAGAGAGAGCGGGGTGGTTATGGCATGATTCCAGTGACTTACATATCATCCGCAGGAAATACCTACAAACTTCATACCAAAGACGGAGTTCTGCACAAAAGACTTCCTTATCGGTCGTGGAGTTGGAAGGTGCGGGGGACAGATTTGGAACAGGGCGTGCGAGTATCTGGATTCACCAGAGCGGCGGCTCAGTACAAGTCAGAGTTGCTACTGTTCGGTACGAAGGAAGAGCAGGAAGATCTTATCAACGATTTGCATGATGATTTCGAAGGGGATCTCAGAAGAGTCCAGACGGGAAGAATCATCGTTGAGGATCAGTACATCGATTGTTTTGTAACATCGGTTGACGCCAGATACAAGGATGGATGCACGACGGACAGTATACAGATTTATGCCCCGTACCCTTTCTGGAGGCAGGAGCAGGTTATCAGCCTCAGCCCATCCGCAGAGCAGACAAGCGGCTTTCTGGATTTCCCGTTTGACTTCCCGTTCGACTTCACCGCACCCACATCTGGGCGGCGGATTGTACACTCTGATTTCCCTTTTGAATCTGAGTACAGGATGGTGATATACGGACTTGCGGTCAATCCTCGAATTGTTATCAATGACTATGCCTATGTCCTTTATGCCACGATCCCCGCAGGGGCTTACGTGGTCATAGACTCGAGGGCAAAGACCATCATGATGTACAACGCCAACGGAACGAAGACGGATTTGTTCAATTTCCGAAACAAGACCAACTCAATCTTCAAGAAAATCCCCGCAGGAAATCTGGATATATCGTGGGATGCCTCTTATGGTGTTGACCTCACGATCTACAGGGAGCGGTCTGAACCGAAAGGAGCATTGGCATGAATGACATTATCGTAGCCAAGCCAGACGGGGAGGAATTGAGAGCAGTCCTGTATACGGAATACGATTTTGAGACAGGGGACGACAAGGCAAGCACATTTCTCGTCACTTGTCTCACAAACGAATGGCAGTCAATGCCAGACGGGGCAAGAATCTATATCCCCGATACCGAGTATGGCGGATTGTACAAAAAGACTGAAGTAGTCAGCAAGTACGGCACGGTGGCGGCGGGCGGATACACTTGGAGAGGGTTGATGCACAGAAAAGTGATTCAGCCGCCTACTGGACAGGATTATGCCGTAGATAGCGGGGAACTTAATGCCATAATCAAACGCCGTGTAGAAGCCGCATTTCCCGCTTTGATGACGGGATCGAATGAGACTACGGATGTTACTGTAAGCTATCAGCACAAGCGTTACTGCACGCTTTATGACGGCATTAGAGAGATGCTTGCATCGGTAGGATACAGGATGAGAATCCGGTATGACCAAGAACTTGCAAAGGTTGTTGTCGATGCCGTCCCGCGTGTTGACTACTCCGACGAAATTGAGTACTCATCCGACATGAACGCAGACTACAAAATGACCCTCGACTATATGGGGATAAATCATCTTATCTGCTTAGGAAACGGGGAGTTGAAGAATCGTATCGTCATCCATTTGTACGTTGACCAGTACGGCAGAATCTCCACACGTCAGTACTATTTCGGCGAGGATGAGGTTGTCGGAATTTACGACTACAAAGGCGCATCAAGTGACGAACTTATGAAGTCGGGGATTGAGCAGTTGCAGAGGGACATTAACCGAAGCAAATTCTCAATAGACATCGACAGTCTGAAAGAGGTGGCTATTGGTGACATCGTAGGTTCGAGGGACTACACAACAGGGTATACCGTCAAAGCACCCATCACAAAGAAGGTCGTCAAGTGCAGAGACGGAAAAGAAACGGTTGAATACAAGTTATCCGAAGAAGTAACCGTGGAGCAGACATCATCGCTCTTATCGGTAGCAAGGAGTGACGCATGAATATCTTAACTGGGTATCGTGCTGAGCCGCATTATAGCGGTCAGCAGATGAGGGACGAAAACATCTCTGTATATGGGTCTGGAGTACGAATCCTAAATGTAGGGTCGCAGATGGCGGCGACCGTCGTATCAGCAAATGAGATCAGCATCGCTGACGGTCTGGTGGTGGCAGAGGGATGCACCGCAGAGATAGCAAGGGGCACAACAGAATCAATCACCGTGGAGAACGGGGAACAGGGGATGCTCCGCAAAGATTTGATAGTTCTGAGGTATACAAAGGATGTGTCCACCAATATCGAGGATATGCAGTTACACATCATCAAAGGCACATCGGCTTCCGCAAATCCTGTTCTGCCCGAATACACATCGGGATCGATTGCTGACGGCGACACTCTTGTGGAATTTCCTCTTTACGAGGTCAATATCAGTGGAATCACGATTCAGTCAGTTATTCCGCTTGCCACCGTAACAAATACCGTTGTCAGCACGATTGACAGTGCAGTGACCAGAATCACCGCAGAAGAGGCAAAGACGGCGGGCATTGTGAGGACTTACACATTCTCGGTAGCGGCGGGAGCAACAGATTATAAAAAATTCAACCCGGGGACTATGGTGCTCATCGTTAATTCCGCCCATCCGTCGGCTAACATGAAGGGTATGTATCTGATCGGTGTTGCAGGAAATGGTGAAATTGGGATCAAGCCCATCGTTGCGGCGACAAATGTGACCGTCAGCGTCACCTCGAGCGGGACAGAAAAGCGGATTACAGTGCGCAACAATGGGAACGCTTACCTCAGAATAACGTACATCGTAACATATCAGCTTTGAGAAGGGAGGTAGAAAATGGCATTAGAACTGTTAGAGACAAACATAGTTCTGGACGTATACGACCATGACGGGACAAGACCGTCAATCAAATCTATCGCCCTTGACGATAACACACGATATGTCTTTGCGAGGCTGACATATCAAGGCGAGACATACGACATCGGTAGCACTGCGACCGTCAAGTTAGTCATCATCCGTCCCGATAAGGTAG